AAGACCGAACTTAGCTAAACAGTTCTTAAAAAGAGTCAAAACTATATTAGATAATGAAGGTGTACAGTATAGTGATAAATGTGTTGCTGAACTTATAGTTAAATATTTTCCAGATTGGAGAAGAGTTATAAACGAGCTTCAAAGATATAGTAGTAACGGTAATATAGATAGTGGAATTTTAACTCAAGTAAGTGATCAATCGTTTAAGACATTAGCAAGACACTTAAAGGATAAAGAATATAATATAATGAGAAAGTGGGTTGCTGATAATATTGATAATGATAGTACAACTATATTCAGAAAACTATATGACAATAGTAATGATATGGTTAAGAATGAAAGTATTCCAATGTTAGTTTCTATTATTGGAGAATATCAATACAAGAGTGCATTTGTAGCTGATCATGAAATAAACTTAGTTGCATGTTTAACTCAGATAATGTTGGAGTGTGATTTTAAATAATGGCAAGAAGATTACAAACTATAGTTCATGAAAAAACTTATAAGAGAACAAGTATAGGTGGAGGTAAAATTAAAACTTCATCTATGAATAAACATAAGAAAAGATCGTTTAAAAAATATAGAAGGCAAGGAAAATGAAGCCTTTTGATTATGTAAACAGTATATCATCAAACAAGAATATAAAGATGGATAGTAAGTTAGATGAGTCAATTTATAATCCATTTATAACTAATCGAGCTCTATCATATTTTATTGATACTATACTTGTAGCAAATGAAATGAATATTAATCATCATCTTGAAAATAAACTTCAATATGAATATTTACTAAATAAAGTTAGAAAACGTAAGAGATTTTCTAAGTGGCATAAAAATTTAGATGATAACAATATAGAAATAATTAAACAATATTATAAAGTTAATAATAATAAAGCGAAGATAATACTTTCAATATTGAATGAGAAGCAATTAGATAGTATTAGACATAAATTAGATAAAGGTGGATTGAAATGACAATTGACACAGATAAAATGATAGAGGTGAAGCTCAAAGCAGCAGACGACTTCCTTAAAATAAGAGAAACATTAACAAGAATAGGTGTTGCATCTAAGAAAGATAAAACGCTATATCAATCTTGTCATATTCTTCATAAGCAAGGAAGATATTTTATAGTACATTTTAAAGAACTATTCGCACTAGATGGAAAGCCTTCCAACTTCACAGAGAACGATATTTCAAGAAGAAATACAATTGCAAATTTATTATCGGAGTGGGGATTACTTGAATTAGTAATTCCAGAGGCTTCGAAAGAACCAGTGAGCCCAATCAATCAGATAAAGGTATTACCTTTCAAAGAAAAAAATGAATGGGTATTGACTGCAAAGTATAACATTGGAAAGAAACAAAGTGAAAAGGAGGAAGGTAATAATGTCAACGAAACTTAACATTACTGGTGTAGACGAAAAACCTAAAATGGGTCCAGGTGAGTTTTCATTGGGTGATAACAACCAAATGAATAACGAAGGATTATGGACAAAAAGTCAAGGTGGTACTGAAAGAATGTATCAAAGACTTATCAAAGAATTACCAAAAGAATTATCAGATCAGTTTCAAATAATTTGTAGTAGAGTTCGTGAACTTGATGCTAATAAGAAAAAGGTTTTGTGGCTTCATGATTTATGGAACGATCCAGAAAACGATCATTTGAAAGATGATTTATTAGTAAAAAGATTTGAAAGATTAGTATTTGTAAGTAATTGGCAAATGCATAGTTTTAATATGGGTCTTGGTGTAAAATATGATGATAGTATAGTTTTAAAAAATGCTATTGATCCTATTGATGAAAAGTTAATTAATAAACCTGATCCTAAAAAAGAACTAAGATTAATTTATCATACAACACCTCATAGAGGATTAGAATTATTAGTACCTGTATTTGAATACTTAGATAAACATCATAAGAATATTCATTTAGATGTCTTTAGTAGTTTTGAGATATATGGTTGGGGTCATAGAGATAAACAGTATGAGCATGTATTAGATAAATGTAAATCTCATCCTAATATAACTTACCATGGTTTTGCTGATCATAGTAAAGTAATGGAAGCGTTAGGAAAAGCACATATATTTGCATATCCAAGTATTTGGGTTGAAACAAGTTGTATAGCTGTATTAGAAGCTATGAGTGCTAAATGTATAACTGTATGTCCTAATCTAGGTGCTCTTCCAGAAACTTGTGCTAACTTTGCAAGTATGTATCAGTGGACAGAGGATCCAAATATACATGTAAACAGATTTGCAAGTATACTAGATGGTACGATAAAAGCAATAAGAAATAATCTTGATTGGACAAAACAACTTACAGTACAAAAGAACTTTTTTGATAATTTCTATGATTGGAGGTTTAGATCACAAGAATGGAAAGTATTATTAGAAGGATTATCACAAAATAAAAAATAAAAAATTGTAACTCCTTGATATTCGCAGAATATTATTTTGTATATCCCTGTTGTCTTTATTAAAAAAGTATGAGATGATAAGATAATGAGAGATATTAATTTTAAATAAGGAGTGAATATATGATGTTAATTGATCCAAAAAACCCATACGCAATACCACCTAAGAAGGTAGATAATGAGTTAGGTATCTACAATGCTGACTATGAAAACTTTATGCATTTTGCTGAGCAATCAATTGGTGAGTGTGAGCATATTGAAGAGTATAGAGGTCTTATTGCAAGATTCTTAGAAGAATATAATAGTATTTGTTATAAAACTGAAGAAGTTAAAATAAATGAATACTGTCCTGAAGTAACTGCTTATCTACTATACAATCATGTTAGTTGGATGTGGAATGAATTTTGGTCAAAGTATAACTAGGAGAGATTATGAATATGTTATTTTTTAGTTTAGGATTTGTTTTTGCTGTAATTGGAGCAGGAGCTGTTGACGGAACAGCAACAATATCAACTGTTGTCTTTTGGTCAGGAATGAGTATAATAAGTTTTATAATAGGATTAATAATTGGAGAAAAGGAGTAAATTATGATATCTAAACAACTAAGACAAGCTATTGAGAAATATAATATTATCAATACAAGAGGATCTGATCAAGAGATCAGAGATCAAGAAAATTTAATTAAACAATTCTGTGATGTTGAAGGGATTGATGTTGAATCTGCTTTCGAGGAGGCTATGTAATGTATAAAATAAGTTTCCAAGAAGAATTGTGGGGTAATCTATATGATACATATAAAAGAAAAGAAATTCCACCTGGAGTTGCAGATCTTGTAGCAGTTAGAAAAGCTGATGAGGCATTTATAGAAATATTAAACGAGGACCAAGTATCATGATTGAAAGTTTAGCATTTGGAATACTTGTAGCTCTTGCTTATGTTGTAGGAGAGTATACAGGAAGAAAAAAAAGAGAACGTGAAATACATGCTAAGATAATTGAAAACACGTTAAAAGAATTACAACAAGATCATGTTTTAGAAATGATCGGTAATGATATATTTGCAGGAACTAAAAAGAGAGGAGATGAAGATGCAAAGCACTAAACAACCATGGGATTGGAGAATACAAGAAACTTTAGTAAAAGAAGTTTTACGTTTGGATCCGGAGAATGAATACATCAAGAAATGGTGTGAGATGACAAACCATCATGGCGCTAATGTCAGAAAAGCAAGAGATTATTATTTAAAACATAAAAAGTCTCCTGAAGAAAATGGAGAGTATCCTGAAGGAAGTTGTATATGATTTTAAATTTTTTAATTAAATTATTTGATAAACCTAAACCTGTAGTTATATCAGATAAAGAAGCATTAAAGTTACGATTGATTGCTAACAGTAATGCTATTGATAAAAGATAGTTGATTTTAATTTTAACTTAGTATAATATTAAATTATGATTAAACAGATACGTGAAGACTCTGGTGAAGTTTATTGGGAGATGTGGGACGACGACGGACGCATTGCAACAATAAGAAAGGTCGATAGAATATATGTTGGACAATTTGAACATTATAATCTAAAACACCGAACTAAAAAAAATGTTATAGCTCACATTAAGTTGATACTAAAACTTAGGAGAGATATGATAAATAAAAGTGAACATGCCGCATAGGGTGTTCATAATACAAACCTTGCTTATTAAAGGAGGAACAACATGGTAAGCGTAGACTTTGATTGGGCTAATTGGAAAGCTCAAGAACTAGATCAATTCAATACAGGATTGATTGGAATTGACAGAATCTTTGATCAATTCAAACAAACACAACAACAAGTAGTAGCAAACTCTAACTATCCACCTTATAACATTGTTAAGGTAGGTAAAGGAGACTACAAATATGTAATAGAAATGGCTGTTGCTGGACATACTATGGATAGTATAGATGTGACAGTTGAAAAACAAGTGCTAACAGTAAAGGGTGCTGGAGCTTCTAAAGCTGATGCTGAATATATTCATAAAGGTATCAGTCAAAGAAGTTTCACAAGACAATTTACTTTAGCAGATACAATAAAAGTAAAAGGAGCTAACATAGTGAATGGTATTCTTTATATTGAGTTAGAGAATGTTATTCCAGAGGAAGATAAACCAAAAACAATAAAGATAGGTGCATCTAAGCCTCAACTATTGTTGGAAGACAAATAATAACAGGGGCTCTCCG